GCGATTTACCTAGGTGATGGGTGGATGCTTCACCAGTTATGGAAGACAGACTCAGAGATAGTGGAATTAAACAGACACTATCGCATATGCTGTGTAGGTGTAGTGAGGGAAAATGCTACATAAGACAGATATACAGGTTAAGTATGAAATGAAAAGATTCACACTACGAATAGAAGAAGATGACTTCGGAGAGAATTATATACACATACCTGAAGATGTTATGAAAGACTGTGGATGGGATATAGGGACAAACTTAGAATATGAGGAAGAGACAGACGGAAGTATCATATTACATAAGGTAGACGAATGAAGTATAATCAAATGATGTTGACTATATTGGTAATATGCAATATAATTAACTTAGTAAAAAATTAGCGTCTCAAAAAAATGGCGAATTCACATGAAGTGCCTCAGTTTGAGTCTCAAGAGGAATACATAAGTTGGGCACTGGAGAGAGTATCGGAAGCAATAACTAACTTAAGTAGTCGTATAGAGCAAGTGGAAAGCGGATTACAAAAAATCCCTCCTCCAGGTGCTGATATGATTAAGTATAAACCACCTGGTAGTCCCACGTATAGTAATTTAAAAGAGTTATTAGATATAATCTTTGATAGTATTAATGCCCATGAGCAGCGACTAAATAAGATAGAAGACAAACTTAATTTGTAATGCCTGCTTATATTCAGGAGACAGGAAGAAGTTATCCCAATCCAATTAAGAGTGGTGCTTTCACTCAAGGGTTTAGAAGACCTGCGAGTGATAAGTACAGGACTTCTAGTGATTATCCTGGACATAACACAGATAATGCTGGTAGTATGAATTACCAGATCACCTTTGATGATGGTGGTCCTGGTAGTATGCCTATGGGTAAGGATATTGTCCATTACATTGGTGACGAAGAACCTACTAATGTAAGTAGAGAAGGTAATGAGAGAGCAGGTATATACAGATTTTATAGAGCACCAAAGGATGATCACAAATATAGTAGAGACCCACAGTTAATAAAGAGAGACTTCGGTTGCGAAAACGAGAGTTGGCAACGTGCTGCTTCTGGGTATAATCCTGAGCCTAGGAGTGGTAAACCTGTGTTCTATGTTATGACACAGCAAGTGCCTAATACGGTACCACTCAAAGCATACTACTCATATTGGCCTGATGACACCCAGCTGTGTGCTGGGACAAATGTCCCTACTGGATTAAATGGAGTAGGTTGTGGAAGAAACAAATATTTGGAAGTAGATACATTAGGATATGTCTTTGATACAGAAGCAAATGCACAAGCAGTCTGTAGTCCTGGTGAAACACCTAGAGCAATCTATGAATATCTACATCCAGACCCTGATCACTTCTATACTATAGATCCTGCTAGAGAAGTAAATTTAGCAGACAATAGTCCTATTCCACCAGCAAATGCATTAGGAAAGGAATACTCTTATGTTGGAATCATAGGGTGGGCGTTTGCAACACGTGCTCTAGACTCTCCTACAGACACTATAATAGACGTTGGTAAGATTGGACCTACTGGACAATGTATCGATAAATCTGATTGGTATGATTACTCAGATGATGCCCAACAAAATTATGATGAAGCAGGTACAGGGTGGTCTGAATTCATGTATCGTCAGGGTAGAGACTCTAGCGGTGCTAGTGTAGAAGGTCCACCTAATGTTAATGGTTGGGGTAACCCAGACAATGTAGAGATAGAAAATAACGAAGCACTGTTTGAGTGGAGTTATGGTCTCAGTGGTGCTGTAAAGGGTGCTATACCACGCTTCCTTGGATTTGAGGATATGTATGACTCCCAGTTTGTATTTTACCTATTTGATACTACAAACCCTTGGAATGGTCCTATCTTCTCTACTCAGTATATTTTAAGTAATGCTCAGTGTTGCCCTAATACAACTGATCCTGAAGGATGCCCACATTGTGCACCTGAATGGACATACCACTCACACTTCTATGAGATTAATCCTGATGTATGGAATACTACTAAGACTAAGCTCTCCCTACATGATACTTCCACTCAAGGAGTGAATGAATCATTCTGGACTATCGATACTGATAGTCCTGTTGTATTTTTCCGTTATACCACCCGTACTGGAGACTTTAATGCAGGTGACAAGCTTAATGGATGGGATGTAGTATCCGTTTATTATTTCGGTGAGGAGCTTAAGTGCGGTGTAATGGAGCTTACATGGGATACTAGTAATGATAATAAGTGGTATGTCAACCCTGCTTGTATAGCATGGCGCATTACTAATAGTAGTGGTGCGGAATTAACCAATTCCATTACAGAGAAAGGGTCATGGGTTGCTATAGGTACACCCAATCACCCCGCAACTGGGTGGACAACACACATGAAGTCATATGGAATATACCCTGTATTACCAGCAGATGACGTAGTAGATCCGTATATTGGTGTATGGCAGGTGCATACTTCAACATTTACTATACCTACTGCGGGTACGTACTCTTTAAGAATAGAGTCTGATAACTTCGGTTACATGAAGATTACAGACTCTGGTAGCACTGTCCTTGTAGATAGAGAGATCACTTACGCTAATGGTATGGGGCAAGAGACCTTCCCTATGACACTTGGTGCAGGTACTTACACTTTAGAAACTAGAGTAAAGAATATCTTGAGGGATTCTAACCCTAATACCTTCGCATACCAAGATACATACAACTCTGCCCCTAACGACGGTCCTGGAGGCGATAAGATAGGCACAGCAGAGATATTAGCAGGGTATGGTATACCTAATAAAACTGCTATGTGTGGCACATATGAGTTTCCTAAGAAGATATCATACTGGAAAGTCCAAATAGATCCTAAAGCACTTATACCCCACCGTAACTTAGACCAAGCAGAGATTGAGGCGGTAGTGGGTGATGATGGTAGTATAGTTGATGTAGTTATTATTAATGGTGGTAGAGGATATACAGATAATGCACAAATTCATATAATGAATCCACGGGAGATGGATAACTTCTCCCCCAATGATAGCGCAGACTTTATGGAAGATAAGTTAGGTATGGATCCTGATTATACTAAAGCACTTGCTGATCCTATGAAAGAGGATAGATCACACACTCTTTCAGAAATGAAAACTGCTGGACGCAAATGGGGCACTGCTACAGAAGCAGTTGATATGAAGGATAAAGACAATAGTATCTTTAAGTTGCAGAGAGCAGATCTTGAGATAGCACAGAAAGATGAGTTGGGATGTATTAAAGCAATTAGAATAATAGATGGTGGTGCAGGATATAATCAGGTTAACTTACCTCATATCCATATAACTGATCCTGAGAAGATTAAGTTTGATGGAGGAGGAGATGTTTATGGTGGAAAGGAATTACAAGAGACTCACAAATTGATGGATTCTGCGTTTACTCATGAGTATAAGGAAAAGCAAATTGGAGAGTATAATGCATCTAGAGTAGAGCAAGCGGACTATAGTGTAGAACCTATAGGTAACTTGATGGATCCTGCGACTATGCAAATAGTTGGAGATAATATGAAGCAAGCAGCGCAACCTGGTATGCTAGGGAATACTGCTACTCAGGTCTACGTTGAGGTACCAGACAGTTATATCAGGGCAGCAGCAGATGGGATAGAATTAGATAAGGTAACTAAACTTTGTTTTAATCTACCACCAAATTGTATTGAGATTAATGGACAGGCAAATCTTCCTGCTGCATTACCTGACATAGAGAACATGTCTGTGGTCACTGCATTAGATCCTAACGGTGTTGGTGCATTTGAATCAAAGACAATGCCCTTTGTATACGCTGGCGTAGAAGCTGCGGATACCTTCGGTGGTAATATGTCATCTTTATATGGACCTTTCGGAGATGAGTGTATTACTGTAGCGCAACCTAAACTCTATAATATAACTAGATGGTTTGATATGCCTTGCGCTTATCTTGATGTTGGAGATGACGGTGATAGAAAGGCATTTGGATGGTTGCCGTTTAAGTATTGTGCTTCTGAGCAAAAGGAGGCAGCATTCCGTGTATCGATGGAAATAGAAGGATATGTTGGTGGTAGTCAAGGACCAGCATTTATGGATTTCCTTCAAAACATGCCAGTGCCTCACTTACAACAGAAGAGAGATATAGCAGTGAATGCAGGTACTAGGACTTGGAAGTGTAAGAGAAGTAGTATTGATGGTAGATGTTATCGTGATCCTGGAGATCCTGGTAACATGATATTTGTACCAGTAGGTTTGGATGAAAACACTTATGACTACAATAGATCTAACTATACAGAAGTAGAGCAGTTACAGATGTGGGCTGGTGATAATATTACTGCATCAGCAGCAGTGCAGACATGGTTAGGTCATCCTACGGCAGGAGATCCAGCAGGTACTCCTCACTCTGTAGATTATACAGCTATTGCTGTAGCAAGTTGCACTAATGGTGTGCCACCTAATGAATGTTGGGATACCTATGTGCGTAATATTACTGCATCTGATGGACCTCTTACTGTATACTGTGGTTATGATGCTGATGGTAATGGTATAGCAGGTAAAACTTTCTGTGCTACTACTGAGTTATATGCTTCCTGTGTAGCACTTGATAAATGTATGGATTCCTCTATTGCTATTTCTCCTAAACGTATGACAGGATCTGGATCTAGTGCTAAGATGCTACTGGGTGCTTATAACGGTACCATGACTGTAAGGAATTATCTTACAGGTGGAGTTGTAGCTTTGGGTAGAGCGTTGCGTAATTATGGTAACCCATACTTTGATGAATGTAGTGAGGATGATTCTTGGACAACAGGAACCACACTTAATGATATAATAGAACCTAAGAGGTTATAATGGCATTTGGATATCTTCTACCAGTATCATCTTTAAATGGACTACCCTGTAGTGGTCATGGATTGTGTATACCGTCCACTGTGCACTCTGTACAGTCCTGTGGTAGCACTCCAATCCCCTACAGCATAGTTATTAAGGAATATACCTGTTGGTGGCCTCCCCAATCATTAACACCTATCTTCCCAGTAACTCCATATAGGGCAACTGTGCAGGTTAATCGTATTCCTATTATGTTACATGGGGATACCTTTACTCCACACATAGCAGTATGTACTAATATTATTGTATACATGTGTCCTTGTGGTAAATCCACGTGTCCAACACCAACTCCTATACCGTGTAGTCAGTTAACAATTGAAGATGGGGGTGGAGTAGGGCATACTAGAATCCTTATGGCAACAACTGTAACAGTATTTGCTTTGAAATTGCCAATTGCTCGTATTCTAGACCCTCTAGGTGTTGGTTTTTCAGGATTTAGTTACCCTTGTTCATCTGTGGTTGCCTGGGGGCATGCAACTGTGCTATCATCATAGTAGTTTATTAACCAAAAATGGCATTATACGGTACAAATGGAGATTGTGTTGCTCCACCATCGAAGAAAACAAGGCAAGGTAACGGCAAAAACACTAAAATTTCGCCAACTTCACGTAATGCAGCGAAAAAGAAGTATAGGGGTCAAGGAAAATAGTCCAGAAACCCTATAAATAAAAGATATAGTGATAAATATCTTTAAAGTAGGTAAGAATGCCCTCTTATAGGTTCAGATCTGAGAAATATGTTAGTAGAGGATTCAAGGATTTAGCAATTTCCTTTAAAGATAATCCTAATACTGGTGATTTTGGTGTGGTTAAGAATGAGAATGCTATAAAGCAGTCTGTTCGTAACCTCATCTTAACTATGTTCGGAGAAAGACCATTTCAAGATGAGATTGGATCTAGGGTTAAGATGCTTTTATTTGAACAATGGGATCCATTTAGTGTGGATGCTATGAGAAGTGAGATTATGAACTGTTTATCGAGACTCGAACCTAGGATAAAGGTAACTAGTGTCAGACTTCGTGATGATTCCGAAATAAATTCTGTCCAAGTTGCTATAAATTATAACATAGTAGGTGAATCGGAAGTCCAAAATGTCGATTTTCTTCTAGAGAAAGCATAAAATGTCAGCAATTCCATCACAATTAACGTCGTTAGACTTCTTTGAGATCAAAGAATCTATTAAATCGTACTTACGTACTCGAAAAGAGTTTACAGATTATGATTTTGAGGGAAGCTCTGCGTCATATTTGATCGATATTTTAGCATATAACACTTATTACACTGCTTTCAACGCTAATATGGCGTTGAATGAGGCATTTCTAGAGACATCTACGGTTAGAGATAACATTGTCCGCATTGCAAAGCAGTTAAATTACACTCCACGGTCAATAAAAGCACCTAGAGCGTGTGTAAAAATGATTGCACAGGCATCAATCGGTCTAAATGGCACTACTTATCCAGAATATGCGACTTTAAAGAAGGGTGATGTCTTTGTTGCGGATAATGATTTCGATAGTTACACCTTTGCGCTTACCCAAGACATTCAAGTCCCAGTAGATTCCGCTACTGGTAGGGCAACTTTTGATAATGTGCTTGTATATCAAGGTAATTTACTCAGTTATAACTTCACAGTTGACTATACTAAGAAGCAAGAGTACATTATTCCTGATGAAAATGTAGATACTGCACTTTTAACTGTAGATATTTCGCCAACTGCACAATCTTCAGAGACTGATACTTATAGTATTGCAAAAAATGTTACAAATGCGGACTCTACTAGTAGAATTTACTACTTAGAAGAGACTGATGACATGCGATATCGCATTATTTTCGGAGATGGATCAATTGGACGTAGATTAATTGATGGAGAATACATCAGAACAACATATGTCTCTACAGATGGAGTAGAAGCTAACGGTGCAAAGGGTTTTGACTTCATTGGTAACGTAATAGACAGTGATGCAAGAGTTATTTCACCAAATTCTATTACATTAACCACTAAAGACGCTGCTCAGGACGGTGAAGATCGTGAGACATCACTCTCAGTTAAGTTTAGAGCACCCAGAGCGTATGCAACACAGAATAGAGCAGTAACTGAGAATGATTTTGAGCATATTGTCTCTGAAATCTATCCTCAAGCAGCTTCTGTGACTGCTTTTGGTGGTGAGAAACTAACTCCACCTGTTTATGGTAAAGTTTACGTTGCAATTAGACCGAAAACAGGAAATAAACTTAATGAGACAACAAAAAATAAGATTAAGAAGGATTTGTTAAAGTATTCTGTTGCTTCTATCGAGCCAGTTATCATTGACCCAACAAGTTTCTATGTTATTCCTAAATCTTACGTTTATTTCAATGGAAATGATACTTCATTAACTGGATCTCAACTTGGTACTAAAATTTTACAAGGAATTGATGATTATAACAAGGCAGGTCAAACAAATAGGTTTAATGGACGTATTGATGGGTCTAAATTTGGCGCAATGATTGATAACAGTGATAATTCCATTTCTGGTAATGTCACTCAAATGACTTTGGGTCAAAATTTAGATAAATTTGAATTTGGAAGTGTATTTACCCAATGTTTAGATTTTGGTAACCCACTTTATGATCCATCTAACTATTCTGGCACTCCGAAAGGTGGTGACAGCAATAATGGTGATGGTGATGATGACGGATCTGGAAGTAAGTGTAAACCAAACTTCTCTGTAGTTAAATCTGGTACATTTTATGCTACTGGTTACACTGAAGACCTTGTAAACCTAACTTTGACCGATGGTGCTACTTCTGCTGTTATATCAACTCCTGGAATATCAACAAATGTTGCAAATCAGGTTTTAGTGCCAGTAAATATAAGAGATGATGGTGAGGGTAACCTAATTCTCGTTACTGTAAGAGATGAGACCGAATTAACACTTAATGCATCAGTAGGAAGTGTCGATTATAGCACTGGTCAAGTTTGCGTTGGTCCTGTAGCAATTCAGGGCACTCCAGATGACACTACAAGACTCCCAGTACAAGTATTACCTGGCGGTGGATCAATTAGCGTCCCACCAGGTGTGGATCCAACAATTTTCAACCCAACAGTCAATCCAATTGACTATACAATCAATAATACTTCAATTCCAGCCTTCGATCCGAATAACTTTAGTGGTTATAACTTCGGTGACATAGGTGGTATAAATATCATTGATTATCCAACGGATAGTTTCACATATCCAGTCAGCGAATCCTGTTTCTAAGATAGATGCCGATTACAAAGAATATCAACGTCTCTGATAGAGTCGAGAATCAGTTACCCGAGTTCATTCGTCAAGAAGATAGACAATTAGTCAACTTCTTGTTTGAATACTATAAATCTCAGGAAAAGACAGGTAGACCATACGATATACTCAATAATTTACTGAGATATCTTGATCTGGACAGTTATACCTCTGAGCAACTTGCAAGTGCAACTGAATTGCTCAAGGATATCGGTGTGTACGATAAGAAGATTGAAATTGAGAGCATAAATGGATTTAAGGAGCAAGATGGCTCCATAATGATTGATAATGAGGTAATTTACTATGAATCTGTTACTCGTGGTCCTGATGTTATTATTACTCCTGGGCTCTCTTACCCACAATTCAATAAGAAGAAACAACAACTAGAAAATCCCTTTAATCTCTTCGATGGGACTCTTAAAAACTTCCCATTAAGTTTTTTAGGTACTCCAGTAGCTCCAACCTCAGCAGATCACCTTATTGTGGTAACTTACAATAATATGAAGGTGCCAGGAGTCGATTATTTTGTAGAAGGTCAAAATATTCGTTTTACAGATGCACCTAGAGACCAAGTTGGATCTGACGACTCAGAATTTACTGAAATTACATATTTGGTTGGATATTCAGACCAAACTATTAAAACTGCTGATGCTATACCTTATCAAGAATGGCAAAACACTAAAATCTACCCATTAAGGATTTCTGGAGTTTCATATACTCCAACTTCGGAAGTTGGACTTATAATTAACAAAAATGGTCGTTTACAAATCCCATATGAGGATTTTACAGTTTTTGAAGACACAATTGTCTTTAAAAATGAAATCGGAGCTGCTGATGATATCCATATTCGTTCTGTTGAATATATTCCTCCTAGTTACGGTTCAGGAGCCTCAGCAATTGCTAAGGTATCTGATACTGGCACAATTACCAGTTTAATTACTAAATCTGGTGGATCTAAGTATAGATTAGATTTTGCACCTAAAGTTACTATTACTAGCACCTCTGGTAAGAATTCTACTGCTAGATCTTTAATTGGTGGTATTAAAGATATCAATTTAATCGATGGTGGTCAGGGTTACACTTCATATAACCCACCAATCCCTATTGTTGCTGCACCTGGCAATTCTAATGGCACATCTGCTAAATTAAGTCTTACAGTCGATGATACGACTGGAATGATAGATTCTATCACTATTACTGACAGTGGTAGTGGTTATGACTTTATTCCTGCAATATCATTCAAGAATCCTTCTGGTGCAGATATTGGTACTCCTACTATTGACTCTGAAGGTAGAGTTAACATAGGAAGCATTGTTGTTAATGAAATGGGTACTGGATATAGTAATCCACCTGTAGTTTACATCGATGAAGCACCTATTGGTGGTATCAATGCTCAAGCTATATCAAGAATTAATCAAGATGGTCAAGTATATGAAATTCAGATTGTTAACCGTGGTAGAGGTTATGTAACACCTCCTAGGGTAAAAATTATTGATCCAGTTGGTGCTCAGATATTAGACGTTACTGTAGCATCTGGATCAGTCACAAATATTGAAATGTTGACTGGTGGACAAGGATATACTGATGCACCTTCTGTTTATATTGTAGATGATAGAAAAGATGGATATGGAGAACCTATAGGTGGTATTGGTGCTAAAGCAGCCGCTACTATCTTTAACGGTGAAATTACCGATATTAATATTACTGATTTTGGATCTGGTTACTCTGAGACAGAACCTCCTAAAATATACATCGCAGAACCAAAAGCAGCAAGATCATCAGTGGATGTTGGGTTTGACCAAGTTACTGGATTTGATATTTTAGAGGATGGTGCAGGATACTCTCCTAGTGCCTTTCTGGGATGCGCCAGAGGCGTTTCTGGAGCAGTTGGGTATGATAACCTCCATAATGAGATATATGCTGGAGAAGCAGCATTAAGGCAAACAAATCACCATTCTGGTGCTGCTGTAACTAACCTTGACTCTTTATTCATTAAAGAAGTCTTTGATAAGTTTAGAAGGCAGTATTTACCCACTTTGGATATTGATTTTTCCAAAGTTAATCCAGTACAGGTAATTAAGAATATTAGTGACTTCTATATCTCAAAGGGTACAGAGTTAGCAACACAATATCTCTTTAAGATTTTATTTGGTGAAAATGTTTCTCTTTACTATCCAAAAGACGAAATCATCAGCCCATCTCATGCTACTTGGGTTGTAGATACGATTCTTAGAGCAGAATTGATAGAAGGTGATCCAGCAAATTTAATAGACTCTCAAGTTAACCAATATGCTGATGATGTAGATTCTAGCGTTACTAATGCATCTGCATTGATTGAAAACGTTATTACTATTATTGAGGGTACTGATACAATCTATGAATTAGCAATATCAGAAGAAACTCTAACTGGTAACTTTATTATACCTTACAAAACCCGTCTTGTTGAGCCTCTTACCACTAGTGGTCAGATTATAACCGTTGACTCCACTATTGGATGGCCTGAAAGGAATGGTACTATTAGAATCAATGATGTAGAGCAAGTCCAGTATAAAGAGAAGTCTCTAAACCAGTTCATAGAGTGTACTAGGTCTAAGAATGGAATCGTCGAAGATTGGGATCCTGGTACTATAATCCAGTCAGATATCTTTGTTTACGTTAACCAAGGTACTTCTACTGAGTGTAAACTAAGAATCCTTGGTATTGCTGAAGCAGGTACCACAGTATTAAACGATACTGGTAGTTACTACATTGCTGGAGATAAACTGAAGGTTGCAAACCTCGGATCTACTGCTGAAGAGTTAAGACTACAATCTTGGTTGTATAACGTTAAGAAACTGATTCAGGTTACTACTATCACTCCTGGTGGTGTTAATAACCAGACTGCTACTGTAGTTTGTAATAACCCACATGGTCTACTAGTATCTGATCAGGTTACGATATATGGTGCTAACCCTGTTGTGTACAACGGCACATTCACTGTAACATCAAGGATTGATCAGTTTACCTTCTCATATCAGATTAATACTCCTACTGACTTAGTACCTCAAGGAAACATACTTTTATCTGTTGACTTAAACAGAGGTAAGTCTGATATCACATCCATTAACAATGTGGTTAGTGAGTTTACTACAAACATCCAGAATGCTTTCTTTAATGACAATTATGTTTATGTTGCAGCATCTGGTTTACCAAACTATAAAATAGGTCCATTTACTGGATCTGCACTTATTCCAGGTAACCAAAGGAAATTACTAAGATTCCCTAGAATAGTCCAAACTATATCTGAAAGAAAAACTATAGATCCAGGAACACCAATTGGTGCTTGGGTTAACGGTGTTTCTATCTGGTCATACAAGTCAAGAGAATTTATTCAGTATGGTCCTCTTACCAGTATTACTGTTACTAATGTTGGAGAATCATATGATGCTGGTGCTAAACCTAACGTAGAAATTACAGGTGGTGGCGGTACTGGTGCTACTGCTGAGGTTATTGTAAATGGTAGTCTAGTATCGTTTGATATGACTACTGAAGGTACTGGGTATACCGAGTCACCTCTAGTTTCTATTGTTGGTGGCGGTGGATCTGGTGCTACTGCACAGGCAGTTATTACAGGCGGTAGAGTAACAAGAATTTTAGTTGAGCAACCAGGTACAGGATACACAACACAACCTCTAGTTTCTATTACTGGTGGTAACGGTACAGGGGCAACTGCAACTGCTAATGTCCGTGGTTCTATTTCTAGTGTAAATATAACAAATTTTGGTAATGGATATACTTCACTTCCTTCTGTTAAGGTTAACTCTGGTGAAGGTGCTTTAGCACAACCAATCGTTATTAATGGTAGAATTGTATCTATTGCTATTATTAACTCTGGTGAATCCTATACAACTGCACCAAATATAATCATTAATGGTGATGGTTTCGGTGCTATCGCTAAAGCAACAATTGGCACGGTTGGAGAAGATAGAGGTCGTGTATTAGGTGTAACTATAACCAATAAGGGAATTGGATATACACAAGGTTTAACAACTGTTAGACTCGAAGCAGTGGGTCAATTAGCGTCATTTACACCTACTGTCTATCAGTGGAATAAAAACCTAGAATATGAATTGGGAGCAAATGGGGATAAGTTTGATGATGCAAGAGGATATGTATTTACTGGATATAACAACCAATTTGGTGGTGAATATGCTCATCTATCAGATCCTAAAGAATTAAGATATGTTGTTGGTGATAACGTATTCTTAAACCCTGTTACACAGAATTTCCAAGAATTAGCAGCTAACTATCTACACTCACCTATTATTGGTTGGGCGTTTGATGGTAACCCAATTTATGGTCCTTATGGATACATTGATCCTACTGATCAGAATAGTGGTATTAGAAGGATGCGTACATCCTTTAAATTAAAATCTAATGTTGTATATGATGAAGCAACTAATCCTAATCCATCTAGGGTAGATGGTCCTCCTATTGCAACATATGCTCCTGGTACTTTCGTAGATGATTATTACTACGATTTCCAGTCTGGTGACCTAGACAACTATAATGGTCGTTTCTGTAAAACACCTGACTTCCCTGATGGAGTCTATGGTTATTTTGTTACCATTGATGCTAGTGATGCAGGTATTCCAGAATACCCATATATCATGGGTCCACAGTTTAACTCACTTCCAGACAACTGGAATTTCTCCCAAGATGCAACTCAAGAGAATATACCTTCTGGTGTTGTCCGTTATAGAGATCCATACACTGATGTTGATATTGACGTTGATCGTCAACCAAACCAAGAGGCAGATGTATTCACTACTGAGATAGAAGGATATCCTATTATCTTTGAAATACAAGACTCTAACAATGATGGTTTAATTGATGCTAATGAGCAGCAAGAATTGCTGCAAATGTCTGAAGAATCAACATTACAGATATATGATTATTTCCCAAGAGTATCAGAAGAGTCTAGAGTTGATATTGAAGTTGATACAACTACTCAGTTTGAGAATGCTCAAATTGATGGATTTGTTATTGAAAACCCAGGTGTTTCTTATCAGGTAAATGACACCGTATTCTTCGACAATGAGAATACTGGTGGATTTGGTGCATCTGCTCTTATTGAGTCTGTTAAGGGTCAAGCGATAATTGGTTATACTAAATCAATTATTGGTGATCGTTGCTACGGTAATATTACTACCTCTGTCGGACATGAGTTAAGACAACAGGATGAAATTATTGTAAACTCACGTCCTGTCATTGATAACACAAGTAAGACCTATAAAGTTAAGGTTGTTGCTGGTGTTGAAAGAATTAATGTAACACAAGCTGGCACAGGATACAATACTGATATTCCTCCTACATTTGAGTTAATTACAACATCTGGTCAAGATGCTGAATTGCAATTGGTATTGGAAGGCACGGGTCAGATTAATAGTATTAATATTATTAATTCTGGTAATGGATATAGTTCTACTACTCCACCTCAGATAAGGGTATCTCATCCACAGCAATTCAAGAAAACACGATATTGGTTGACTGAGTATACTGAGGCAGCTGGATCGGTTAGTGTATGGGATTCTTGGACTACAGCAGATAGAGTGACTTATATTTGTGGTAGTGTCTTAGAGACAGATGGTGATCAGTCAGCAATTCTTGCTAAGTTTGACGATTTAGGCCAGCTTGTCTGGGAAAGAAATCTTATACCACAAAACTCTGGTACTAAGAAGATGGAATTCGTCAAGATGTATATTGACGAGTCTTTAGAAAATGATGTAATATATCTTGTTGGACAAACATATGATCCTAATAATGCTGCATACAATCCAGATGTTTGGTTAGGGCAGTATAAGTCTGGATTCAATAATGCTAATGCTCCTGATGGTATCCTACAGTGGCAGAGATCAATTGCTGGTATATCAGGTCTTGCAAGA